TACTGCGCCCGCAGCTTCGCGCAGATGAAGGCGCACCCTGCGGCGGCACGCGATCCGAACAGCCCGCTGCGGCTTTCGCGTGCGAAGTGGAAGTGCAGCGGCAAGAACTCGAGAGGATAAACATCATGGCAAAGAAGACAGCAAAGCGCGGCCTGTACGCAAACATCAACGCACGGCGTGCGGCTGGCACCAGCCGACCGAAGTCGAAGTCCACCGTCAGCCCCTCGGCTTATAAGGCGATGAAGCGCGGATTCAAGTGAGGCCACCATGCGCGTCCGACTCGGCGGCAAGTATTGGACGCTGCGCTTTGTCCCCAACATGCGGGACTACGGTGACATGCAAGACCCAGGCCACGTCGATGGTCGCATTATTCGCGTGGCAACTTGGCCATCTGAGAAGGACCGATTGGATACCACCATCCACGAAGCCCTTCACTGCATCCGGCCCGAGCTTGACGAGCAAGCCATAGCAGATACTGCAACCGACATCGCACGACTGCTGTGGCGTTTGGGCTACAGGCGCGAGCAGTAAAGTTCAAGAAAGTGGAAGTTGCGTACACGTTATTGTGACGTGTACGTTCGATCACTATTCCTCCCAGTACACGTCCTCGCCGCGTCGGTACTTGGCGAGGTCGGCATCGCGCTTGTGCGACGTGAAGTGCTTGTCGAGGAATCGGCAGTAGTTGTTTGGGAACAGGAGATATCTGCCGTCCGACCGCTCGATGAGGTTGAGCGGCTTGTGCTCCTGGGGGTACCTGCTGAACCCGTCCGCCCAGTCGATCACGATGCCAGTGTGCCGGCCGCAGAACCCGCGTTCCGCGCTGACACCCATCATCGCCAACCCCTCGAGATACTCCATGTGGACAACCTCGGCGTGGTCGCCCATTGCTCCCCACGGCTGGAGATCGTGAGGTTCGCAGAAGCCAGGGAGCGCCTTGCGCTCGAATGCCTCCGCTCGAGCTGCGAGCTTGTGGAGCGGGACGCCAGCCCATTCTGCGCCCGTCTCGAGCAGCACATGGCCCGTCACGACTTGACCGGGCCTGGCGTAGATGGCGTGCCAGATCCCGCGTGTCGTGCCGGCGGGCATGCTGGGGCCGAGCGCAGTGTTGCAGACGTGCACGTACAGGTGAAACGGCAGATTTGCGTGGCGAGGCATATGCGCAATGATATACTTCAATTGCGGAGACGTGGGTCTGCGGCTGTCGGAGGCCAACCACCCACATGCGCCGGCGCAGAAGGCCGCGAGGTACGACCGTCGGCAGGCCAGCATTGGGGTAGCAACAACCTTCCGCCGGGACAGGGCGCGACGCTGAAAGCACGCGCTGCTGTCCATGAATAAACACGGCGCGGAACCGAAGTTCAACGCGCCGTGCTTCCGGGGGTTAAATTGTCGGGCATGGGCTGCACTCGCAGACCATCGCAAAAACGAACGCCCGACGAGCGAATGATACAGGCAAGTATCCCCGTGTCAAATGAAATCGGCGTGAGTCGAAACCCACGCCGTTTCATGCGCTTGCATGTTCGCACCGAGGTGCTATCATGCGGGCGTCGAATTCCTGCGCGGTTGCATTGTACCGTACCTGGCCTCAGGGTCAACAATGCCGCAACACGTTCCCGGCGCGGTAGGGGAGCATGGATGTAGTCGCAGGGGTTTGACCCTACCCTGCGCCACCGAAAGGTGCGCTCCCCCACGAAGGTAGCGGCTCGCAATCCTCGAGCGAAATGGTGAAATTCGTGGCTTCGACCGATGCGCGGCTCCGCGTGGGCTGGTTGAACGTGGCCCCCTTTGGGGGTCATGCTTCCCTCGCGCTCACCGTGTGAACTGATATCAGCCCGGATTGATTCCTGCCCTTGCGAGACAAACTCGCATCGTTCTCTCCTGAACTTCATTCCCCACGCTAGCAGCCGGGAATGCCTGCCTGTATACTCTCGCGTATGCAAACGATCACATGGATGGACAATCGGAATCTGATGGGGGAACTGTGGCCGAAGTGGATGCTCGAGCCTGAATTGTCGCGGCTCTTGAACGAGCGATGGGGGTCGCTGCACCAGGACAAGCTGCGCGAATGCATCCGCCAGCACCGCCTCGAGCGCGACACGAAGCCGGACATTGCTGCGATTCACAAGGCGTACTGCTCGATTGTGCCGCAGGCCGATGTTCTTGCGCGGGGGGAAGTGGTGCAGACTCGTCGCGATGCGACCTTCTTGCAAGGCCCGTCGCCGGCGGAGTACGCCGATTGGGACGCCTGGGCGAAGGAAGTGCTGAAGACCGCAACCGCTGCGGAGATTGATGCAGCGAAGGAGCGCCTCGGCATCAGCCCCGACACGCACCGCGTGCTGGCGGTCGCCATCGAATACTGCCGCAAGAATCCGCAGAGAACGTAGCGCGGCACGGTAAACTGCCGACATGCGACGGCGACGAAACCCCATTCTGCTCGCCAACATGGACGATTGTCTCCTCGGGGTCATGTACCCCAAGTCCACCGAACGGTCAGGAATACCCGTCGCCGTATACTCCGCAGACATGATCGCGGCACGCCTGCGCGACGAACACGAAATGTCCATCGGCGAAGCACGCACGTTCGTCACCGACAACATCGAAACCAATGAACTCGGCCCAGGCACGCCGCGTCTCATTTGGGCGGCAACCTCCGAAGATTTCGGCGAACCTCTGTGCAAACCCTGATATACTTTGGGAAATGGATATCAGTTCGTATGACGATTTCAAGGCAGCCGTGACCACGGCTGTCGTCGCACAGGGCCGAACCCGCAGCCAGGTCGCACGCGACCTCGAGCAGCAGGGCAAGCTCCGAGCGCATACCGTGATGTGCTTGCTGTCCACCGCGCCCGTCATCGGGAAGCGCACCGCCACCTTTGATTCCGCTATCACGCTTGCAGATGCAGCAGGACTACGGATCACCCTCGCCCCAAAGGAAACCGCGTAATGCCAAGCAAATCCCCGGCCCAGCGCCGTCTCATGGCCGCAGCAGCACACTCCCGAAGCTTCGCAAAGAAGGTGGGAGTCCCCATGTCGGTCGCAAAGAAGTTCAACCGCGCAGACGTGAAGGCAAAGGGCAAGAAGCGCAAGTGAGAAAGCTCGCGGCCTACGGCGAGAACGGCCGCCGCGTGGGGGAAACACACCACAATGCCACGATCCCAGAGGCCATCGTCCAAGAGATCCGCGAACTCCACGAAGAACACCGCTGGGGCTATCGTCGTATCGCCAAACACCTCGGACTCCGCTGGACCACTGTCAGCAAGATCTGCCGATACCAGCGTCGCGCCTGTCTCCCAGCCGACTGGAAACGCCCTCGTCAAGCGAAGAGTGGGACGGCCGGCGGGCAAGATGCCAGTGCCGCAGATGGAGGCTGAATCGCTCATCAAGTGGATTTCCGAAGGCCGGCCCCTGCGCGAGTGGTGCAGGATCGAAGGAAACCCTGAATGGCGCACCATCTACGATTGGATGGATAAGGACGAGGATTTCTCCGCACGCATCGCACGCGCACGCGAGGACGGCCACGACGTGATCGCCGACCAGTGCGTGACCCTTGCCGATACGCAGCCACTTGACCAGACCGAGGTTGCGTGGCGCAGGCTCCAGGTCGAGACGCGCCTGAAGCTCCTTGCCAAGTGGAACCCCAAGAAGTACGGCGACAGGCAGCAGCTCGAGCATGGCGGTGGCATCAGCCTGAACGTCATCACGGGCGTCCCCGATGCGTAAGACCATCCGCCTCGGCTACGAGCCGCGTGAATGGCAGCGGCGGTGCCACCTCGAGCGCCGGCGGTTCACCGTCCTCGCCCTGCACCGACGCGCCGGGAAGACCGAACTCGCCCTCATGGAACTGCTCCACCGGGCAGTCAAGTGCACGTCGGATCTTGGGTTCTTCGTGTACGTCGCGCCATTCCTGAAACAGGCCAAGGCCATCGCCTGGGCGCGATTGAAGCAGAGGATTGACCCGTTCATCCGCACCGGGACCGTGGACGTGAACGAGGCCGACCTCGCCGTCACGTTCAAGCACAACAAGGCGACGATCCGCCTATTCGGTGGCGACAATCCCGACGCCCTGCGCGGCGTGCGCCTAGACGGCTGCGTCATCGACGAGGTCGCGCAGATCAAGCCCGAGGTATGGGAGGCCATCATCCAGCCAGCGCTCTCCGACCGCCGCGGCTGGGCGCTGTTCATCGGCACGCCCGCAGGAATCAACCTGTTCAGCGAGCTGTACTACCGCGCCGCAAGCGGTTCCCTCGAGGACTGGTATGCGGCGAAGTACACGGTGTACGACACTGACGCGCTCGCGCCCGACGAAGTGAAGCGCCTGGAGCGCGACATGCCCGAGGCAGCGTTCGCACGCGAGTACCTGTGCGACTTCAGCGCAGCTGGCGACGACCAGCTCATCAGCCTCTCCGACGCCGAGAACGCGTCGCAGCGCGAGTATCCAGATGGCGACATCATCGACCAGCCGCTCATCGTTGGCGTTGATCCGGCCAGATTCGGCGACGATCGCAGCGTGATTGTCCTGCGCCAAGGGCTACGCATGGAGAAGCCAATCGTTCACCACGGCATCGACAACATGGCGCTGGCGGCGGCCGTTGCCAACGTCATTGAGGACCGCGACCCGGACGCCGTGTTCATCGACGCCGGGGCCGGCGCGGGCGTGATCGACCGCCTGCGGCAACTCGGATATGACGTGACCGAGGTCGCGTTCGGCGGCAAGGCAACCTACGCCAACCTGTTCATCAACAAGCGCACCGAGATGTGGTGGGCCATACGCGAATGGATACAGGCGGGCGGCTCGATCCCGAACGACATCACGCTCAAGCAGGAAATCAGCACGCCGATCTACTGGTACGACGCTGCCGGCAAGCGCGTGCTTGAGTCGAAGGACGAAATCAAGAAGCGGCTCCAGGGCGGCGGAAGCCCGGACATGGCCGACGCGCTGTGCCTGACGTTCGCGTACCCGGTATCGAAGATGCTGCCCCGCGAGGTGCGCGAGCGCATCGACACGCGTCCGACCGACTACGACCCGTATGAGCAGGTGAGTACCCGTAACCGTTAGACGGAGGTCTACAGTCATGGTCAGGCAAGCAAACGAGCAGGACATCGAGGCCATTGTGGACATGGGCATGGAGTTCATGTCAGGCACGAAGTATGCGAACGTGCTGCCCATGTATAGCGATGACGCACGCGCAGCCATCATCCAGCTTGCTTCG